CATAATATGAAATAATAGCAGTCATGTGGTCAATGTATCCAGTCAAGCCTAATGATGTCAAGATTGTAGTGTCAGATATATCAATACTTGAGGAGCCCGCCCCAGCAGTAAAGGTATAGTCATATCGCTGCGCCCATGTAAGATCATCAACTCTTTGGTCAACTGCGGTTGTCGCTGCATCGTTAGCATCCAACTGATCTTGAATACTGCTGGTGACTCCTGCCAATCGGATAAGGTCATTGACCGAGTTGTATGTTTGTAGTGCAGTTAGCCAAGTATTTAGCCATTCTCCATATGCTGTTACGGGAGTTACGGAATTAAGAAGCGGACTGTTTAGCCTTTTATTCGTAAACGTTCCAACACTTGCCAGCGTAGGGATATCGGTTGTTGCGCTACCTCCGATTGTTGCCGTGCCGATCACGAGCTTTTTAATGTAAGATAGAGCCTTCTTGACTGTGCTTGTAGCTCCCGATACTTGAACTTCGATCTCGTCAGTGAGCGCCAAGTCTCCAGATCGTTCAGTTAGTTGAGTGATTGTCTTTGGTGTTGCCATAATATACCTCTATGAGCTTATTCGTGTTGCTGTTGCGTCTGTGCTGTCATAGACCCTTACATTGGTCGTGTCGGTGCTATCATAACAGCGTAGTGTCGTTTCCACCGAGCCAAAGAATGACGGCATCACTGACTCCAATTCCGATTGAATGAATCTCAATTGGATTGTTTGCCCTGAGCTTACATTATTGGCTATTTCAGCAGGTTGGATATTGCTGTCCAGGTGAAATGTGCCTGACCAATTAGAACCTATATCAGATACGTCATATCGTGGATATATCGTTATCGGTAGTCCATCGAAACAAGCAGAGTTGATAATTGACAGCATCGTAGCGATCTTATCTTTATCGGTAGTGTCATAATTGAATACACTACTGTCAACGTATCCTCGCCATCCCTTAGTCCTCTGAATGATCTCACCTGCTATCGTAGTATTTCTCGTGGTCTCTGGAGTGAATGACAGGTTAGAATATGCAGATGTCAACTCCACATCCTGACCGCCATAGCTGAGTTTTAGCGATCCCCAGCCGAATAAAGGGTTGTTAGTTGCCATTACTTCCTCCCGTAGGCATCAATTGCCGTTGTGCCAGATGACTCGTCATATTCCCATGCAAACACACGATAATACTTGCCTTGATAAGATATTGCCTGCCCTGCTGTAAACTCGTAATATCCGATCAGATCGGCAAGAAGTTTCACATTGTAGGCATTAAATACATTGCCATAAGACTTGTCAAGAGCCGAAGCAAGCGGGCTTTTATTAGACTTGTCATTATCATATTTCGGAGCGTAGAAAAGCACATCACAAGACAAATCCACGCCGTCGTATTTATTGATAATGCCGTTTATGGATATATCAGATAGCATGGAGTCGGTAATTGCGAATATATCCTCAGTGCCACCGATCTCGACTTCATTTATGTTTATCTTGTTTTTGATATATATGGTGTTGTTCTTTGCCTGTATGGTTCTATTTGATATTACTGTTAGGTCTTTAATGTTTGTTGCAGGGTCGTTGTAATTGCCTGAGTTGTGCATTGAATTTAGAGTATAACCGCTTCCGTAAACCTCGATAGCTGGCTTTGTGGTTGTTGCGAATGAGCATACCATCAAATATGAAGCCTGAAAGTTCGGAGCCGAGCCCCTTATGTAATTACGGTTGAACGTATATAGCGTCTGCCAATTTGACTCATCATCTTCAGTATAAACTCCTAATATCCCATCATAAAGAGCATCATCACTATTATTGATTCCCAATGTCATTATGTCAATTTTATCGTCAATCCCTGTGAATATCGACTTTAGCTTTTGCCCTAAATTATACATGGCAAACGAATGAGATACCTCAGGATCATTTGAGTTGTTAATATCATCGTAGGTCAAATAAACTCTTTGCGACCCCATACATACTATAGGGCAAGACTTATTGAATTGGGAAATGTAAACAGTAGCGAAGCCGTGAGCATTATTAAAGCGATAAACCCTTATTTCAATGGCTGTTGGTATTGTTGGTGATGTTACCGTCGTGGTGCTATTGACCACATACTTGACTCTTGTGTCAGCAATGAACCTCTCCACTGCTTTCAATACGTGCCCTGACTGCATAAAAGAAGCTGACCACTCATCAAATGGGATTCCTTCAGTGTAATACGGGAAGTCAATCAAAGTTCCGTGCTCGTCTGTAGTTTCAGGTATTTCACCGCTGTCATTGAAATATGTTTGAATTGGCACAGCCAATCCACCCGAAGCCAATAAACCAGTTGTAAGAACACCTGACAGCGCACCAGTCCCGAGATCAATCTCTACCTTTGAAATCATGTCAGCAATATTGGCAAGGAAGGCAGTGTCTATGTTTTCGAAATCAGTGCCACAGGTAAAGTAAATCAATGGAGGTGATCCCGTATTTTTAACAAATTTAGGCTCAAAATCCTTTTTTGTTTTGTCAACTCCTGCTATCAATGAGCCCAATAAGTCAAGCACCTCAAAGCCAAATCTATTGTCTGTAGGTGTGTGTTTTAGGCTGTCATTTTTGATCAGTCCAATAAACAGTCTTACATCATTGTCATCTGTAATAATTGCGCCTAATTGCCACCACCTACCAAGCGTGTGATCTCTATCGGCTGCCATGATCTCAATGTATTCGGCATCGTCAATCTCAACCTCGATCTGAGTTGTTGGGATGTCAAAATAATTGTCACCAAATGCCGATTGACCAGTGCCATTGATTGACAATATACTTGTCTCATAGTAGTAATCCATAGCACTGAGCGCCATATCTTGAAATACTTGATTAGCAGGGCACAGATACAATTTCATAGCGTCACCAATTGCATTTGACCCACTGTATTGGCTCTGGCTATGTCACGTGGCTTTACATACACATTGACATTGTTTTGCATCCCGCCCTCAAGATTGTAATTGAGTCTATTGATTGCCATTGTGAGAGTTTGATTAGACTGACTTGCGCCTACGACTGGGGATAGACCATTGCCATTTGGTGCGGATTTAGTGCCGAATAGACCACTAATAAAGCCAAACAAGCCCCCTCCCGTGCCTGTTCCTGCTCCCATGAGATTAGTCAAGGCTACAGACACTAATTGCTGTGCTATTAGCCTGCCAATATCGGCAATCATGGAGTTGATAAAGGATGTAAATACACGAACTGCATCATTGCTTGACTTTGATTGGATTTGGAACATACGAGTAAACTCACTGGAGATCGTATTGACACTATTGGTCATCAGAGCCGAAGCTACCTCATTATCTTTTACAAGTTTATCAAGTGCGCTTTCGTTCTCTGTTTTAATGGAATCCGTAGCCATTTTGTTAAGCTCAATGCGTTTATTAGCTACCATTTCGTCAATCTGCATAGACAGTAAGGCTGTGCCGTATTTAGCTTGTATTTCTTGACGATATATCTCAATCTGTAAATCTATATGCCGTTGAGATAGGTTATCAGTTGCCGAATAGTAAGCCTCTGATGCTTGCAATAGTGACAGGTTAAGCTCTGCTTCTGCGTCAAGCCTTTTATTTAAGTCATCAATATATATGTCATATAGTGATTTAGGCAAGTCAATATCCATATTGCCAATGTCATTGAGCTTTGCCTGCAAATCATTAAGGGAATCCGTAACGTTGTTTATCTCATTCGATGCTGACTTTGAAGAGTTTTTAGCGTTTGCCATTTTTTCTTTTAGCTTGTCAAGTCCTGACAAGGCAGAGTTTATTCTCTTGTCAGTATCTCTGTCAAATACGCTAATGTTTTGCGCTCTTTGAGACTGGATTATCGCTTCAGTTGCTTCACTTGCACGCTTTGTCAAAACCTCGAATGAATCGGCAAGATCAATCTGATTAGCCTTATACTTTGCCGTCTGAATCGCACCATAGGCATAAAGAGCAGAAAGCCCTGCAATAGCAAGCCCAACTGGGCCTAATGCTGAGAGGAATCCCCTAACTGCGCTCGTGGCAGTAGCTAATGATCCAGATAGGCTAAATGTTGCGGTCGTGAGTAATCCTGTTTGAGCAAATGCGGCGATTTGAGCGAGTCTATATTTGTAAATCATCACAGCAGCAGCCGTAAAAGCAGCGCCAATGCCAACAGTGACATAGTCAAGCCGTGTCGCTATTGAGATAACTTTTAACATGGCTTCAGTGATCTGAGCGATCTGTTTTGCCATCTTTTCAGCAGCACCAGAAGCGATAAAGTCCTCTAAAGATTTTGTAATGCTACGGAAACCGCCCTCAAGTGACTTGGTCATATCCGAGACAATCGAAGCCCGAACACGTGCCCAAATATCTGCCATGTTGGACAGTGCGCCTGTGTAAGATTTTGACATCCTATCAGCAGCACCAGCGATACCACCAGCAGGGTCAACCAATGTTTTTTCCATCGCTTCACGAAACTGAGGCAATGTCAGCTTAGTGAGATCATCAATGCCATTAAATGACTTAATGATTGCTAAAACTCCACGCTCTCTAAATATATCAGCAGCGCCCTGACCACCAGCAAAGGCACGTCCCATTGATTGAGCCGCCTCCACAACATCAACTCCCATGTAGGCAGCAAGGTCCGTTATCGGAGCGATCATCTTTTCAGCATCGACTCCGAATGCTTTCAATGAAGCACCAGCATTCACTACGTCAATTAGCGAGGATGGAGTCTTAGCAGCCACATCTTGAAACGTCTGAAATGCTTTGGCTCCTGCATCAAACGAGCCATAAAGAGACTCAAGCCGTAGTTTCAATTGTTCTATCTCAGCAGCAGGGTCAATGAAGTAATTGCCAACTCCTGCCAATCTCTTCGCATTCGTGACAACCGCATCGATAGCAAGACCTGTCTTTGCCAAGCCGTCTCTGAATGATGTGAACCCGCCTGACTTCTCAACGTTCTGAATTGAGCTATTGACTTGATTTAATTGGCTCGTGACAGTTGCAATGCCGTCGGCACTGATATGAATTCTCAAGTCTTGCGTCATTTCCTGCCTGCCTTTTTCTGATTTTGCTCCATGATCTCGTTTCTCACCTCTATCAATTTTGACCTGCCTGCTGTGAACATTACATCAAACCAATTCATCTGATTTTCCCATGACCCAGGTAATGGATAAATGTGGACTCCGCTGTCAAACTCAAATACGTATCGAAATACATAGCGAGCCCTTGCAGTGAGCTTAGACCCGCTATGGTCACAATTTTGGTTCTGTTGGCAGTCACGACAGAACGCATATTTACCAGCATCGCCCATGATTATCTTGTCTGCCATTGCCCCGTTTTGCAGATAAAAGGCAATGGCTGTTGTTAGTTTTTTGCTTCGCTCTCAACCTCTGCCCCTTCTTTGGTCATGATCTCTGTATAGATTTTGCCGATAACTCCAGATTTGAGAGTCTCGATATTTTCGGGAGTAAGCTCCAGATCATGACTCCATTTTGTCAGCACAGCGATTACAGTGTCAATCTGGTTGTTAAAGAAATCGATAGCGGATATGACTCCGTTCCCAGCGTTCTGCAGGTCAACTAATTTACCGAATATCTGAGCCTTTTTACGTGCCGTCATGTAATTACAGGTATAGACAGCCCCTTCAATCTCAATGTCGTAGGTGTCGCTAACGAATGCGGATTTACAAGTTTTTATCATATCCAACCCCTATGTTACGGTTATTGTGATAGGTGGTGCGAAATTGACAACTTGGTCGTCAATCAATGTTTCTGTCACTGTCCCGATAAACGTCCCACGATCAGCATCAGGTCGGGTAATGTCGGTCATTCTGCCAGTGCAGTCAAATTGCCAATTCTTTGCACCTGCTACGAGCGTGATTGTTTCAAGGTATGGCGTTTCATTATTCTTGACATACTGACCTTCCTGCTCAGCCCCGTCATCTTCCCACAGATAGGAATATGACAGCGTTCCGCCTACGCCAATATATCTGTTGTTATTGCGGGTCAAGCCATTCTGCCAGCGGTTCTCATCACTGTCCATAGTCTTAGTAAGGGTAATGTCAACACTATTGACGTTGGTGGTATTACCGAAGTTTACAGAGCAAGTCGTATTTCCGAATATAAACGGATCGCCTGTTACTGTCGGGATTGCTGATAATACATTACCCGAATCATTTGTAATGTTTTCACGGAATGTCTTGGCTTCGATGTTTGCAGTGTAAGTCCACAGCCCTGTTGATGCGCCCGCAAATGTCATTTCTTGGATTGTAGCACCCAATAGCACATCATAATGTGTTACTGCTCCGGCTGCGTTATAATACATCTGGTAGATGTTATAGGTCTTGGCTGTAGGCATCTGAGCAGCGAATGTATAAGGGCTTGTAGCGTCGTCAAACAATGCCTGGAGCATGATCTCATGATTGGTTGTCAGCTCTCCGTTGATCGAAGCCGTTACCTTATTGCCGGTGATCACAGATCGCTTTACATCGTCAAACAGTTTGTTGTTCTTGATTGCCCGATCTGACATAATAGGCTCATGCATCCATTCCATTTTATCACAAATCAGCTTGCCAGTAGTGCCGGCAAAGATTTGAGTCCCATCTGTCACTTCGGGTATGATCATTATTTTGTAGTCATTGCTATTTCTTGTCGCCATTATCCGTTACCTCTTTTTTGGTTTCCTTTATAAGCTCGAACTTGTCTTTGTGTTGTTGGTAAGTGCGTTCGTCTATTTCGTAGATTTCGCCTTCAATAAATTTTTGCGTGTCGGTTCTCATGATCTTGCGTATAAATTTAGCTTTCATTTGATCAGCTCCTTGAGTCTTTTATTTGTAATCTGAATCTAATTAACCGCTTTGAAACTTCGCCTTGATACCCACCAATATCGGCAAGCTCAGAGCCTTGAAAATAGCCTTTATCCACAGAATGACCTAATACTGCATTCACAGTTCCAGATAGCGTCAAGTCTGCTATTATGGCTGTTACTAGCTTATTTTGAAGCGATAGCACATCCTGAATTCTGTTTTTGAAGCCATTAACTTCGTGATAGAGAGCAACCTCGACGATATACTCATATCTTACCTGCTGACCTGTATCGTAGTTTGGAGCGTCCTCATTGCCATCATACACAACCACAGCAGGAAATTGCTGACCAATCTGCTGCAATGCGTCTGGATAGAGACCAGCGAATACAATGCCAGTCGTGGCTTTTGCCACCGCAAGCACTCTGTTCAAAACTAATATCTGTTTATCTGTCATTTACTAAAGCTCCCGATCTGTGTCATATACTTGTCAAATATGGCTCTCTCCGCTTCCTGTGAGATTCCAAAGAAGGCACGTTTTGGCTGTCCATTCCCAAAATGGTGATATGTTGCCCTTTCCATCATTTTGGCTTCCTTAAAATAGAGGTCGTAGCCATCGCCTGAACGCTTTCTAGAGATTGCTCTCAGCATATTGCCTGTCAACATCAAATTGACGTTGCTGCCCGATCCTTTGCCTTTTTGATATTTGGATTTGTATTTAATGTAAGGCTCTGAGTATTTAGCAAAGCGAGAGCCGTTCATGTCGATGCCTTTTGCCGTGTTGTCACGGATTAGCTTATGAATAGCTATCGTAATGTTTTGAAGGGATTTGTCTAATGCCTTCTTATCGAGAATTATTCTCATCTTACCAATCGACCCGTTCTGCTCTGAAATATATAGCCATAGTTCCCGAAATCCAGACCGATCATTGCCCTGTCAATCGCATCAGAATAGGCATTGCGATAGTATGACAGTTTCTCGTCAATCGTCTCTTTTGTGCCAATTTTGCCATAGAGGTCAATATAGATAAGCTCCATTGACTTGTAATCGCTTGCAAGGTTCAGCAGGCTCATGTTAGTGATGCTGTCAATGATAGACGGGATAGACTCACCATCTGCCTTCGTAGCAAGGTATGAATAAATTGTATCGTATATAATAGTCTTAGCACTATCAATCTTAGACTGCCATGAGTATTGAAGTAAAACATCTGCCCATGTCGGGGCATCTGTAAGTGTTAAAGTATATATGCCATCTGCTGAGTAGATAATTGATCCGGTTCCCTCGAGCAAGCCAAAGTAATCATCTTCTGTTTCACAAATGAACCGAGTGTATGTGCCAGCGGGTAACGCCCACTTTTGAGTTAGTGCAGTATATACAAGCGTTGCTGTCGTGTTATCTGATTTGACAGCTACTATATCGGTAAGGGTATTTGGGACGCAAGAGATCGTTGTTGCGTCTGTCTGCAGTGCCTTCCGTGAATACGTCCCGACCATGTTGTTAATCTCTGCCTCGATGTTGGTAATGCTTGACAGTGTGCTGAGTTCAGTTGTTGACCATGACATACTCTATTCCTTTAGTTGTGGGGAGAGCCGAAGCCCTCCCCGATTTGGGTTTAGTCTGCCAATAAATAGGCTTCGATCTTGTCAGCAGATTCATCTGCTGTGGTTGTTGCGATCAGTTTCAGGTATTTGTTAGCGCCAATGAGTGAGCGAGGGATTATGATCTCACACATAGGCACACCAGGCAGCCAAGTAGCGGTTGTCTGCACGCCCTGAGTAATGATTGTTGCTGGTAATACGAGTGAGGTTGCCGCTGTGGTCGTGCCAACAGATGGGCGCAATGTCAATGACGCACCCCCTGCCAGTTCGACTGTAGTGGACGCAGCACACACTAAGATGCGCAAATTCCCAGACTTACGGGAATCCAATGTAACGACATTTGTCAGGTCTGCTGTGCCGGCGTTTGGGAGCGCTGTATCTTCGCAGATGATCTGATCGACGGCATATCCGAGTTTGTTATATCTTGCCATTATTTACCTTCCTTAGTCCAGTGCACTGGTTTCAGTGCTGAGGATGTTTTCTTCTATGACGATTGGAACTCCGCCCCAGAAGCCGAGATTATTGTCATAATTGCCTTCTTGGAACATGTTATATTTTGCATCTTTCAGCTCACGAATGAAGTTGTAACCGATCAGGTTGCAATAGATAGCCTTGACTCCAGTGCTTGCATAGATAGCAGACACGAGATTATTCATGTCAAGGACAGTAGGCTTGTGAGTGCTATCAACCTGTGTCAACACAGCGCAAGACTTCTTACTTGGAACGATCAAGGCATTGTATGCATTGACATTCCATTTGTAGCAGTCAAGCTGTGCATTGGTGGTTGTGTTCTGCACAATCGGGATTGGGGTATTCGGAGTCATGTCAAGGATATTTACCAGAGAGCCGTCACGATTAAGACGAATAGAGCAGCCGTCCATCATATCCCAGCGCACTGCAAATATGGATGTACTGGCTCCACTTGCGCCACCGAGCTGCTTGACTACGTTGCTATTGTCTTTGCAATACTGATGAAGCCCCTTAAAGCCCTTTGTATTGCCGAATGTTGGGTCAGTGCCGTAAATGATCTGAGTTGCCCATGCGTTGCCAATTCCCGCATAGAGAGAAGGGGAGTTATCGGCAAACCACTGAGACTTGCCGCCAGGCCATTCGTCAAGCATCTTGTAATCCTCAGCTACGGGAATTTCAAGGATTTGCAGGTCAATGCTTGCGTAGTCGGTGCTGAGTTTTTGCGGTGCAATGCCCTCGCCGAACGACCGAAAATAGGCAGTCGGTAAAGAGTTATGGAATTTATACTTGTGCTTAATCCCGTGAGACGCCTTGCCCACGAGTGCGGTTTGCAGGATACCTGAGTCTTTTACCAGGTCAACAAGGATAGCTGGGTCTTCTTGAACGTCCCAAGCTACCGCTATGTTTTGCATGTTTTGAGTTAATGTTGCCATTTCTTTGGCTCCTTATTTTGCGTTTAATTTTGCCAGCGTAGCTTCCGATGAGTTTTTGTAAATCGGAGTCTCTGCTGTTCGTGACATTGGGGCTTTGCCCCCCGTGTCAATTGATTCGACCTCAAAAGCACCAGCGTCGGTCAGCAGATTATAGGCATCAAGATTCTTGCGTGCCTGTTCGACTGTTATCTCATCTGAGAGAACAAATCTGTCTTTGATTTTGCTGATTTTGGGATAGCGCTTGTCAGTATCTTTGATATTGAATATCTCAGATATTGATTTCCATTCTGCTATGGTTTTGTTGTCGAGTTCTTGTTTGTGTGCTGTGAACTCCGTTTCAATAGCTTTCAAGCGTTCAATCTCTGCGCTTTTATCATCCGATTTCAGAGCTTTGATTTCATTCTCTTTGGCTTCGATAGCTTCTTGCAAAGCCTCATTTTGTTTCCGGAGTCTTTCGCTTTCACGGTTTTTTGCTCCGTTTGATTCGATAACGTGGGACGCCTCTTCAACTGCATCCGCAATCAAAGAGCGCAGATTGGAGTCTGCATCTGCAGGAATTCCTTTCTGAATCTTATCTAAGATTTCTTTTAGTGCCATTTTAACCTCGTTATTAGATTACTGCCCATGCCCCATCTGCATAGCAGAGGAACGTTTTTGATACTGTTGTTGCGATCGTAATCGCAGAAGTGTCTAAACTAATGGTGTCTGTGCCAGCAGGCGCAACATCAACCGAAGCCGTGTCTTGATTTGATACTATGACTCTAAGCCCCTTTGTGGCTGCTGGCAGGATAATATCCCATGCCGTTGAATAGTTCGCTGTCAATACTACGATTTGGCTGGCTGCTGTGATTTGGTAATCTGCGCCAAGCTCGTCATCAAGATCGATTTCGGTAACATCAGAGGTTGCGTCCATAGCATCCAGACGAGCCGTGACGCCTGTATTGACAAACGTGGTTAGCTCCGATAATGAAACGTCAACGGGAGCGCCCCCGCCTGTGGATTTCCGTATTTGTAATGTATCGTCAGTTCTGAGCATTTAATGCCTCCTTTAATTGCCTCTTAAGTGAGTCTATTTCTTGTTCTTGTTCATTGATAGCATTCATGAACTCAGCATAGCTGTCATGATATACCGACCGATTCCATGTTATCTTGGCATTGAGTTTCAAAATCTTAATTATTTGCAACACAACAACCAATACCGATATTATAAGCAACGCTAAAATCATTTAGTCCCTTCCTTGTAGTCATCTTCTGTTATCTGGAAAAATATATGCCTGCAATTCCATGCCCTTTCAGAGGCGTTGTCAATCTCGAATTTCCTGCGCTCTGCATCAGTAAAATAGCGAATAGCCAAACCTTCTTTGCAAGCGTCACGAGTGCGCCCATCATTCGGGCCGGAATATTCCCAATAAAGATCGCCATCATAGCTCTTGGCAGCTTCATTTTCAACCTGCTGTGAAAACTGAGCACGTGATGTCATGGCATAGGTGATCGAATATTTCTTTAGGTTGTCATTTAATTTTGAGCTAATGGCATTGATGAAATCCAATTCGGTAGTGCCTGACAGCGCAAAATTCATTAACTCCACGTGAAGGGAATTAGCGAACTGGTCACTGATTGCCCTGAACTGAGCAAGTTCCAGATTTTGAAATGCTGTCAGTGCCTCTG